AGCGGCCGATCACATAGGGGATCCCCGCATTGATATCGGCCTTGAAGGTGATGGGCGACGTGTTGAAGGCGGGTGTCGGGGCGAAGAGCATCGCCACGGCCGACAGGGCCGAGACGACGCCGACGCCGACCACCAAGGGCGTGACGAGGCCCGTGATCGCGAGCGCGGCCGCGCCGCTGGCGCCCAGGCTGATCGCCGCGGTGGTGACGGCCACGTCGACGACGGTCGAGACGGTAGCGATGGCCGTCCCGATCGCGGCGATCACGGGGGCGAGGAAAGGCATTCAGACGGGGTCCGTGCGCCAGGCGAGATATTCGACCTCGGGCGAGGCCGGCCTCGGCGGGAAGACGTGGCAAGCGACGCCTCGGCCATCGCCGTTATCCATGAAGGCGAGGAGACGGCCGTTACCGATCGTCACCGCCAGCCCCACGCCCAGCGGCTGGTCCGGATGGCGAAATCCGACCAGGTCGCCCGGCAGCACGCTCGCCTGGCCGATGCGATGGAAATTGAAGCTGTCGATCACGTCGGCCATGTCGCGAAAGCCACGCTTCATCAGGGCCTTCTGGGCCCCAAAGGCGGTCTTGTAGTTTCCGAAGCGGGAGACGCCCGGCTTGTGGCCCAGGGCGCGGAGCATCGCTGCGGCCAGGCGTCCACAGTCGTTCTCGCCCCAGACGAAGGGGCGATATCGCCAGGCGTCGACCACGCCCTGCGTCGCGGCCACGCGCCGCACCATGATGCTCACAATCGTCATCCCGGAAAGGCGCGCCCTTCCCGTCATCCCGCACGAAGCGGAGCGGAGATGCGGGACCCAGGGGGCTGGGCGCGGCGCTGAGGTTCGCTGTTGAGAGGTGCGGTCCGGTCACCTGGGTCCCGGGCTCGCTTCGCGCCCCGGGATGACGGTGGGTTAGAACGGTATGGACGGAAGCCGGATGCCGCCGCCCACCGCACCGCCCACGCCGCCGGCGGCGCCGCCGGTGACGCCGTTGGTGTAGTCGGGGGTGCCGTTGATCACGTCGGTGACGACGACGGGCCGGGCGATATCCTGGCCCCAGGGGATCTGGGCCTGGACCTCGGTGACATATTCGAGACCGAGCTCGCCCGGCCAGAAGGATTGATGGCAGGCATTGGTGAGGAGAAGCCCCTCATCCACGTCGAAGAACCTATCCCAGGCGCTCTCGGCGTCGATCTTGACGACCCGGGTGTTCTTGCCGATGAGAAGGGTCGGAACGTCGATATCGCCGGTCCACAGCAGGTAAGGCGTGCCGATCACGGCGCCGGTGGCGCGGTTGATCGAGGCGAACCAGAGGGACACGGGCGATCCTTGCGCCGTGGCGCTGGCGAGGGCCGCGGCGGCCGTATTGGTCGGGGGCAGGATCTGGAAGGTGAGGTGCGGCGCCTCGGCCGCCGTGCCGTCCTCCCAGGTATCGGGGCCGTTCAGGGTCCCGTAGGTGGGGTCGACCCCGAGGAAGGTGTGCCCGTTGATGGTGATCTGGCCCGCGCCGTCCACGAGGCGCAGGGTGAAGGTGGGATAGTCGATCTCCACCGCCCAGGCGACGAGGGGATTATCCCCCTGCAGGGACGCCTGCATGGTGGGATCCATGTGGGTCGTCATGAGGCCCTACTGCAGTTCGGTAAGGGTGAAGGCGGGCAGCGTGACGGTGGCGCGCATGCGCAGCTTCCAATTGACGCCCGGGGCCATGAATCCCTCGATCTGGGGCGTGGCGAAGTTGAGCGCCGCGCCCCCCGCCGGCGAGGCGCGCAGCCATGGCGACAGGCTGAGCGTGGCGTTCCCGGCCCCATCGGCCGTGGCGGCCGCCGCGAGCTGATAGAGATAGTTCCGCCCCGCGGCGCTGACGGAAAAGAAGATTCCCGCCGGCAAGCTGATTCCCGCCGCGAGCCCATTCACGACAAGTGAATTGCCCGTCTGCCCCGCGCCATTGGCGACCGGCGCGCCGATCGCCGTGCTGAAGGCCGGCTGCGGCCAAGCGCGGATCAACGTGGATCCCGCCGCCTTGGCCGCCAGGACCGCGCCCAGGAAGACCTGGAATTGGCTCCAGGACAGATCCGGCATGGCGGCGAACTTCACCGCCCAGCGCGATCCGAGGCGCACCGCCCTCCCCTGCGCGCCGCCCATGGCCGGCGCCTGGTCGATCCCGTAATCGACGAGCGACGGCTCGGCCGACCAGGGGTTCGGCACATTGGGGAGCGTGACGGCCATGCGGGCCTAGCGGATCTGCAGGGACTGACGCCGGGCCATGTCGCTCGGGACCATGGTTCGCGCCGCGGCGAGGCCCAGCATGGCGCCGTTCTGGGTGGCGCGGGTCTCGGCCCCATTGGCCAGGTCCTGCATCTGCTTGACCAGGTCCGCCGTCATCACCGCGCCCCGCAGGTCGAAGCTGATCGAGGGCGAGGCGACGCTCATCCCCGCGCCGACGCCGACCTTGCCCAGATCCCCGTTGGAGGTCACCGACGCGCCCTTGGGCAGGTTGACGATCTCCGGACCGTTCTCGCCCACCAGGGAAGGCCCGCCGCCGGCGAAGTCGGTGCCGCCGGCGAAATGCGGGATCAGGGCGCCGAAGCTGAAGGAGCTGGCCGCCTGGATGATCCCGTCATAGGACGCCACGGGCGTGGAGACGACCGAGGATCCGCCGAAGAGCGAGGTGAGGCCGCCGGATCCGCCGGCGAGGCCCATGGCCTGGGCCAGCGGCAGGGTGAGATACTTTTCCAGGGCCAGATTGATCAGGCTGCTCTCCACCTGGCGCATGGCGTCGGAGAGCGCGGAGCCCAGGTTCTTGCCATTCACGATCGCCTTGGTGAGCTCGCTGTTGAAGCTCTTCAGCGCATCGACGCCGATGGTCTGAATCGAGTCGCCGATCCCCGACCCGGTCGCGGTCTGCAGCTGCGAGACATATTGCTCGCCCGGGGTCTCGTCCTTCTTCTGGTTCGCTACCTCCTGCTGGCGCAGGCCATAGGTCGCCTCGTGGCCGCTCAGCTCCGTTTGCATCCGCCGCGCGCCGGCGTCGTCGCCGGAGTCCTGGGCCGCCTTGATCGCCGCGCGCTGGGTCGCCTCGTAGATCTGCTCCTCGAGGGCGAGGATTTGGAGGGCGAGCGCCTTGCGATCCTCGTTGGTCTTGGCCAGGGCCTTTTGGGCCGTGAGCATATCCACCTGGTTCTGCAGCTCGGCGTTCGACTGCTCGACGGCCGCCTTGTCCTGGGCGGCTTTCGCCTCCTTCTGGATCAGCTCGGTGCGCGCCTGGGCGGTCAGCTCGTGGCCCAGCTGGGCGAGCTCGAGCTCCTGGACGAGCTGGGCCTTCTGGGCCGCGGTCAGGGCCTTGTCGGCATTGACCTTATCGATCTCCGCCTTGGTCTTGTCGTTCTGCTTGGCCAACTCGTCGGCCACCATCCTGATCTCGAGATCAGCATGGGCCTGGGTGTTCTTGGTGAGCGCCGCGAGCGCCTTCTGGTAGTCCGTCCCCGCGGAGTCGACGCCCTCGGCGGCCGAGGCCTGCAGGTCGGCGAAGGACTCGCCGGGGGTCTTTTTGGTTTTCGGAACCTTGGCGTCGATGTCGAGCTTCGGTTTGCCCTCCTCCTTTGGCGAGGCGTGATCCTTGGTCTCGGCGTCGATCCCCTGTTTCAGCAGCGCGCCGGCCTGGGCCCACGCGGCCGCGGCGGCCCTGTCGCGCTCCTTCGCCATGGCCTCACGGCCCTGAGCGGAGAAGGAGCGTGCATCCATGGTGAGCGCGAAGGCGTTCGCCGCGCCGCCGCCGCGGATCGACCGGGCCACGCGGGCCTGGTCGTTGCCAGCCTGAATCTGACTGCTGGCGCTAGCGGTGATGTCGCCCTGTTTCGACCAGGAGCGCGCAAACTCGTTGAGCAGATTGATGGAATTGGCGATGAGCCCGTTAAAGGCCACCAGCGCCGGCATCATGCTCGTGCCGAACTGATCAGCCGCTTCCTTGATACGCAGCTTGCTCGCCTGGAGCTCGCCATTCAGCTCCGCCGTCTTGGCGACGGTGGTGTTGCTCATGACCTGGAACTGGCGCGTCTTCTCGGTGAGGTCCTGAATCCCGCCGGCGCCTTCATGCAGCAACGGCACCAGGCTCTCGATGCCCAAACGCTTGGCGATGCCGGCGCGCTCGGCCGCGTCGCCCACGCTCGACAGTTTGGTCGTCAGCGCGTCGATGAATTCGCCGACGGTGCCGAAGCTCTCCAGCTGCTTTTGCGTGAATCCGATCGCCTGGAAGGCCTTGAGAGACTGAGGCCGCAGGATCCCGGCTTGGGCCTGACCGAAGATCTCGTTCAGCCGCTCCAGGGCCTCGCGGCCCTTGTCGACGCCGATGCCGCCCTGGGCCCAGACATAGTCGTAGCGCTGCACCTGTTCGGCCGAGAGCCCCAGCTTCTCGCTCAGGTGCTGGATTTCCGTGGCCGCGTCGCCGGCTTTTTCGGCCAGCTCCAGGGAGCCAAAAAACGCCGCCAGACCCGCGCCCGCGCCGATCCCGAGCGGCCCAAGCGGCTCCAGCGCGGATCCGAAAATGCGCAGGCGCTCCGACCCCGCCTCGATGACCCCCAGGCGGGCACTGTCGAAAACCTTATCCAGCGACTTGCCGATATCGATCTTGGCGAAATCCTCCTCGATCTTCGCCGCCGATCCGTGGACGGAGCGGTTCAGGCCATTGAGCTTTTCGAGGATCTTGGAGGTGTTGGCGTCGAAATGGACGGTGAGCCGCTCCTCGAGGGCGCTGTCGGCCATGGATCAGCTCCCTGTCTGACGGCGCGCCAGGTGACGGGCCAGCATGGCGGCGTGGTCTTCGGGACTGGGGGCTTGGGTCTCGGGCGCCGAGCCGTTGGCGCGTCGCCATCCGGACCACGCGGCCATAAACTCCCAGAGGCTCATCGCCCACACCTGATCGGGCGTGAAGCCCATGACCGCCCCGCAGGCAATCAGGTTGGCGAAGCGGGTGCGCCCATTTTCGAGCGGCGCCTGGCCTTCGGCGCCGCTTTCGGCTCCCCCAGGTTGGGCGGGTCGTCGGCCGGGCCGAGCCAGGCGGCCTGGAGCACCATGTAGGCGGTGGGCACGAAGGCGAGGCTCAGCTTGGAATCGAACTCCGCGCGGACGAGCACCCCGGCCATGGTCGAATCCATGCCGCCGCCGATCAGCCCCTGCAGCAGGACCTCGCGCACGTCGTCGATGCGCCAGGCGCCCATGAGGCCGCCGGCGAGCATCTGGCTGATGGTCAGCTTATGCTGCACCGCCCGCACCATGGGCGCGAGCCGGGTCATCAGCTCCGGTGCGCCGGCGTTGCAGCGCTCCTCGATCTTGCGCAGTTCGCCGAGGCCGAGGCGG